GTGGTTCTTGATCCATGTCTCCAGCATGACTCTGACCCGCGCTCTGACACTCTGGTCTGACATATTCAGACCCAGCACATCGCCGACAATATTGCCTGCCCAATCTCTGGCTTGCGGTGACCTTCTGGCGGGACGTTCTGACCTTTCGATGGCTTGCTGAACCCTTAGCAAATCACTTTCCGTAACCCCGTCGAAGGCGTCCGGCCACTGCCATGGTTCTACCGTCGCCACATTGTCGCCATTTTCCAGTTTGACGCCTATTCGGGCGAACCATGACGCCCGTTCCGACCGTCTGGCCAGATTTGCCTTGGCATCTTCTGACCGGAAGTGATCGATATGGCTTTCCAGACCCGCCTTGGCGGCTTCTTCGGCGGACATATGGTTCAGAACCCTGACGGAACGCGCACCGTCTACCAGTGCCCTGCCGCCTCTGGCGTCATTATCCGTGGCCGCCATACCCGGTTGCAACTTACGCGTGTGGTGGACGATGTGGACGGCGGTATCGGTATTCCCGGCCAATGTGTTCAATCTGGCGGTCAACAGCCGGAAAACGTCGTTTGTTTCAGGCGATGTGGTCATGTTGGCCAACGGGTCAAAGATCAGCACGTCAAGATCATTCGAAATGGCGAAGCCCTGCAGGAAGTCAAAGGCGTCTTCATTTACAGTCCCTTCGTCACCCGTCATCAGCACCATCTGGCGGTGGTCTCTACCGCTTGCCAGCCAAAGGCGATCCGCCAGCGCTGCTTGGCTGACGAAATACTGCTGGCAAGTCGCCAGTACACGCCTCTGGATTTCATCCATGGGGTCTTCCGCATTGAAATAGCCGACCCGTAGTTGGCTTTCCTTGACCCGCCCGCCTTCCGGCAGAACGCCCAACACAGGCGTACCCGAGGCCATGGCAATGGCTTCCGCCAGAACCAGGGTGGATTTACCCAGCCCGCCCGGCGCCACCGTCGCCGTCAGGAATTTCCGTATGTAATCACGCCCGTACAGCCACCGCCTTGGTGCGATGTCGCTGGCGGCTATGGGTTTCCACTGTTCGAAGATTGTTTTGCGCTCCGGCGTTGCCGTGCCGTTGCTTTTTAAGGCGGTACCATATTCATGCACCGGCTCTGGCGCGTTCCATTTCTCTCGCCCGCTGTCGGTCATTTTCTTCATTTCGCGGCGGGTCTGTTCTACGGAATACCCAGGCCAAGTAATTACATGGGCAAAGGTCAAGATGTCGGCGTCAGACCAACCCCGTCCGATCCAATGGCCGGTCAGGCGCAAAACTTTGTCGTGCCATGATCCGTCTTGATTGGTGATTTGACTTAAGAGCTTTTCAGAATCAAATCCCAAAGACAGCCCCAACCCGACGGCTTTAGACTTTTGTCCAGTCGCATTTGGAGCGACGCAAAGTTCCACCAGCCAATCCGGCATTTCGGCAACATCTTCGTCCAGAACGATTGAATAACCATCAGACGGTGGGCAAATGACGTAACCACCGTCCCCCTTGATATCTACACCTTTAAAAAAGGGGTCTGTATCAGTTTTGACTTTCCGGCCTGGGTGTTTGAAATAGAAATGATCGCCGCCGCTGACTGTCTGGATCTTTCTGGTCGTAGGCAAATCGTGATAGCGTTCCCACTGCCGCCCATTTTTACCCTTCTTGATATCGATATCGACGACAACAATCCCACTTTCTTCTCCAGTGCGCAGGCCAATTAGTTTTGCGTTTTTATGCTCAAATAACCGTTCGAGTTCTTTCGGGTCAGTGGTCGCATCCAAGTGGCCATGTCCACCGTCTTCCTTAGACCATGTGGGCGCTTTGTTGCCAGCACACGGAAAAACCGGCAGCCCGTCGTCGGCCAGTCTCAGAGCCTGGTCAACGAGCAATTCCTGTTCGCGCGGGGTCAGGGTATCGGCGGCAACCATCGCCACTACCGCCACCGGATGGTGTGTATGCTGGGTCGGCTGGCCGGTCGGAAAGTCCCCTTTGGCCTGCTCTTGTTCAACTGGCTGTCTTGTTGGTGGCAGACCGCGTGATGAACCACGCAATAACTGCTACCCATCTGTTTGCGTTGGCCGCAGAAATGAAAGTCGATATCTTGAGGGTCGCCAAACGGGTACTGGCAAGCTCGGTTTTCGGGAACCTTGTTTTTTACCTTGTTCTTGATGCCTTCAAGAATTTTCGCTGCCAGATTGAGAACGCGGCTGCTGTAATTGCCGTAATCAAGTTGTTTGGACATCTGGCTGATGGTCAGCCCATTCTTCAGACCCTGCGCGACCACTTGTTTTTCCCGTGTGCTGATTGGAGCTGGCGAACGTCTGCCGCCCTTGTTTCCCGCCCCGAGGTGACGAAAGCCCTCCGGCTTCTGCCGGTGCATCAGCCCGATGACCTGGTTGCGGGTCATGTCATAATCGCCGGCGATGCTTCTTGATGTTTCACCGGCCTTGTATCGTTCATAGATGTCGACAATGCAGGATGCGCAGGTTTTGTTTTTGCCATGGAAAAATTCACCGCATCCGTTGCACTGTTTCATTGCTCGCTCTCCATGTATGCGGTTATGAAGACTGATGCGACTTGCGGGACGATCGCGTTACCCGCTCCGCGCAACGTGCCCATTCTGTTGGGTATCCCATAAGCCAGAGGGAAAATTCCGGGTTGAGTGCGCCTCGCTTTTCCGTCGGCGCAGGGGATAAGCTCGCCTGAAGCCCAAGTGTGGTCGGGCGGTTTGCTTCCGTGTTCTGAGTATATTGGTCGCGTAATTTCTGGGTTGTTTCCCTTGTATCCTTCCAATCCCTCGCTGTCGGCGTCGGCCATCCCGCCGTCTTGTATTGCTCTGACGGCGGTACTGGCTTGCCCATTAGGTAGCCCGTCATTCGGCTTGACTCCCCGCACTCGTCTGTCACTGGCGTCGGCCATCCCGCTTCCTTCATTCGCGGTGACGGTTGGCCCATGTAGGCGTTCAGATGTTCCGGCAATGGACTTTGCGGCATGTGATCGTTCGCTGATGTTGTCGGCCACCCGGCTGGCAGCGCCTCCTCCGGTGATAGGCTGTCGCAACCCTTGACGAACTCCGGTGACCTCGGCGGGTTGCCGCTCGCTGTCGGCGTGGCCCACCCACCATAATCTTTGCCTGATGTGCGGCGCCCCGACGCCCGCAGCCGGTAGATCGGCGGCCCCGCAGGCATATCCACTGCTTTCCAGATCAGCGCGAACTCCAGCGAGCCATTCAAGTCCAAGTTTTGATCCAACCTGTTCTCCAAAGACCGTTGCAGGCTGGCAGACGGCGATGAGGTCGTGAAAAGCGGGCCAGATGTGTCGTTCGTCCTCATGGCCTTTTTGCTGTCCCGCGCTCGAAAGCGGCTGACAAGGACATGACCCGGTCCAGACTTCTCTGTCGTCGGGCCATCCTGCAAGTCTGAGGGCGCGGGACCATCCGCCGATCCCGGCGAAGAAGTGAACTTGTCTGTATCCTCTGAGGTCGTCGGCGGGAACATCGAGTATTGATCGCTCATCAACGTCCCCCTTTGCGATCAGGCCGTCCGCGATCAGCTCTCTGAGCCATGCCGCGGCAAAGGGTTCGAATTCGTTGTAGTAGGCGGTCATTCTTCATCTGCCGCCAACTCGCCAGCCAATGCCTTGTAGCCACAGCCGTCCGTATAGTTGTCCATTTCCTTTGGACTGGCGTTCGTTCTACAGGTCTTGGCCCAATCAAAACACAGACCGACCTTGTAGATTGGAATTTCAACTCCAAGAATGACTTCCCAGCCCTTCGCTATATTGGTGAAGTTTTCTTTCGCGTCGCCATGCTGCTTATGGCGGTCGCCAGAAATCAGGCTGGACGCTTCTTTTAAGATCCGTTTCCGCGCCTTCATGCCAAATCTTCCTTGGCGATATTTTTGGCGGCGTGAATTTTCAGCGGTGTGATTTTCACCTGTACGCAATCCCGGTAGCCGTAGGATTTTTTGATATCCATTTCGGTAATCTGGGAATCGTCTTCGTAGACGATCCCATTCAGCGCATCGCTGATTGCCTTGCCAAGATTGTCCAGATCCGGTCGGTGTGTATGGCCTAGCAGCCCAGCTTGTGCGGCCAGCCGTTTCCATGTCGGCCACGAAGCCGGAACTCTGAAACATGCCATCACCTCCATTTTGACTGCACCGCCTAGCGGCGGCTTGCTCTGCATTTCGCGTCTGGCGATTTCAGCAACGCGGTCTTCATACTGTTTGGTTTTTTTGGGCGTGTAGGTACGCCTCCTTGAAAACCGCGGACGGCCCTTTGCGACGGGTTCAGACCAGATGATGAAGACAACCGGATCGCGCATTACTCCGGCAGATCCATAAAATCATCGGCAGTGACGTGGCCGTGGGTCTGTTCCCAGATCCGCGTCATGATTTTTTTCGTGGGGAAGCGGTCGCCTGCGCAATATCTGTTTACTGCCTGACGGCTGGTGCCAATCTGGCGGGCGAAAGCTGCGCGGGTGGTGGAATTTTCTTCAATGAAGTCGGTCAATTTCATGGCGCGACCATACGCACCTAAATGGTGCGGGTCAATTATAAAATGTCACCAAATTGGCGACAGACAAAAAATAATACTACATCTATGATTGACCATGAAAAATCGAATCAAGGAATTCCGCACGACGAGGGGCTGGAGCCAGGAAAAATTAGCCCAGTCTGTAACTCCTGCATCCACACGTCAGCAAATCGCCCGACTGGAAACCGGCCAGCGGCGACTGACCATGGAATGGCTGACCAGGCTGGCTACAGCATTACATTGCGCACCAGCGGATTTTTTTTCTGGTACCGAACAACCGCCTTCAACTCCTTCTGGTACAGTCGCCATGGTGCAAGAAGTCGATGTTTTTGCGAGTGCGGGCGCCGGTAGTGTTATCGACCATGAGAATGACGGCCAGCAGTGGGCTTTCCCCGCCGGTTGGGTGCGGGCTGAATTATCCGCTCCCGTTTCTGATCTGCGTATCATCACCATCGAAGGTGATTCCATGCAATCGGAACCGTCTCGGCGCGGAGACTTAGATCCTGGCGATAAGGTGATCGTAAACATCGCCGCCAGGTCGCCAACGCCGCCAGGCATTTTTATTGTCCATGACGGTATCGGTCTGGTCGCCAAGCGGGTGATGTTTCTTTCTGGTAGTGATCCCCATGCCGTTCGTCTTGTTTCGAATAATTCCGAATACCCCGACTACGAACTCACTGCTGAAGAAGTTCACATCATTGGTCGCGTGGTCGGACGCTGGCAGCGTCTATAAAAAAATGGCCCGATGCACCATGATTACTCCGTAAACAAATAGGGTATTTAATTGCGGAGGGATGGAGCCGGGGTATTTCCCTGCAAAAGTCCCCTGCAAAACTCTCTTTTTGCCCGGAAGTTTTGCCGGGAGAACCGGGCTAAACAAATAGGCTATTTAAATAGGCAGGTTTTTTTATTGCCGTCCCGATGCTCCCCTGATCTGTCACCATTTTGGTTTTTATATCTTGACTTGTCACCATAATGGTGCGCATGATGCGACATGCACCAGGAAATCACAGCGACATGGCGACACTTTGTACAGACGCGCCTAGACGACGTTCTCAATGAAATCGACTACCTGGACGCCGGAGAAACCACCTACAGCAACCGCGATACCCGCGACCGGATGAAACAACTCTGGGAAGCCAGAAATGTCTTCCGCCGCGAACTGGCGCTGCTGACGCCTGACGAGGCCGCCTGATGACTGACGGGGTTTACCATCGCGGCTACCTGCCGATCGACTGCGGCGATGAAGCGCGCCGGAAAACGGACCTGACAGAAGAACAAAGGTCTCTTTGTGAACTGCGTGACGCCATGTGGCTCCGGTCGGAAAGAGGCCAGGTCCATCTTTTTCAGAAGCGCCATGGCGAACTTGATTACAGCTACATCGCCGTGGCCATCCCACCAACAGAGGTCAAAAAATGAAATCCGAATACGAGCCGCAGCTTGGCGATCAGGTTGTTTACAGCACTGATTACAAGCGCCGTGAAGGCCGAATTGTCGGTCGCACGGTTGAATTAGACCCGAAATTCAATGTGGAAATTTATGAAGCCATTTTGCCGAATACAGAAAAAAAGAAATTAGTTGTCACCAATGTGCCGATGACAGCGTTACGCAAAAAGGAACAGAAAAAATGCCCGACACAAAAGACGACGGCATCATTCACATTGACGACAGTCGCGTAAAGATCATTTGCCCAGAATGTCATGGCAACGGCTTCTATCGAGAAGTCGATGACCACGGTTCACTTGTAATCAAACAGTGCCAGCGGTGCGACAGCGAGGGTGAACTATGATCGCGCGAATTTCCCAGCACCTTGTTGAAGGTGTTCTTTTCAGCGTTGTCGTCTTGTCGCTAATTTTTTGGGCTGACATTTTAGAGACGTTGCTGAAATGACGGCAACCTCAGCACAATGGTCTTGTGCCTGCGGCTATAGCGGCGCCATGGGAGTGACGGATAGCCGCTGGTCTTTTTCACGGGACTGCGTACGCCGCCGTCGCGAATGCCCGAAGTGTCAACATAAATTTACGACGTACGAAACAACTGAATGCCAGCCAATTCTCACGTTGGTATCACCTGAGGAAAAACAACTTCTGGATTTCATTGGCACTTGGATGCAGCGGCATGACTAGCGCGCTTGAACGCCACAACATATTTTGGCTGTCATCATCTTCCTTGAACTTGGCAAGGGCGTCTCTGGCTCTGTGGATGCTTCAGTACCTGTACAAAATTCGCGGCCCTGCATCGCTTCATATGTATCGCGGGATTGCCGGCGAAGACGGCGTTGCCGCTGCGCTGGCCAACCCCGACATGGAAATCGAAGAAGCCATTGCCATCTCCGAAAGTGTTCTGAAAAGCAATACAACCGGCGGCAAGATCACCGGCAGCAAATTCGACCCGGATGAGGTTGAGAAGACGCGCCAGCTTCTGGCCGGATATTCAACCAGCCGCATGGAATACCCCGGCGTCGTTCGTAATGCCGTTGAAGCGTTGCGCCCATATGGCAAGCCATCGTCCGCCCAGGAACGCATTGAAGTCATGCTTGAAGGTGTGCCGGTGCCGATCACCGGCTTCAAGGATTTCAGCTATGACGACCACGGCGTTGATATCGATCTGAAATGCCCAGCGAAGTTGCCGTCATTCATGGCCGCGGATCACAGGCTACAGGGGTCAATCTACTGGGCGGCCAGCGGCAACCGGGCGCAGCGTTTTTGTTACGCCACCGCCAAGGAAGCACAAATTCTGGAGCTGGATGCCGATACCTGCCGCACATCATTGCGCACGGCAACGGGCATCGCGCAGACCCTTGAAAGATTTTTGTCCATTTCCAATGACCCCGCCGAATTGGCGGCACTGGTTATCCCTGACTATTCGGGGTTCCGGTGGTCAGAGCCGCAAATTGAAGAAGCACAGAAAATTTTTGGATTTTAACCCCAGAGCAAAGGAGAAAAGATCATGGGACTGGGACTGAATATTGGTAACAGTGAAGGGGGGGATTTTCTTCCCATAATAAAATTTGACGCCAGAGCCGGGAGATGGTCCCGCATAGACCGTTCGCAAGATGCGTCCGGAATATGGGGATCTGACGCTGTCGACATCACGGCGAGTTTTTCCGCTGCATTCGATGTCGCGGATTGCGAGGTCGGCTGGCTTAAATTCTATGAAGGCGTCAGCAAGGTATTGGTCCCCATGGGCGAGCCATTACCGCCGCAGACATCTCCGGATCACAAGCAGGGTTTTTCCATGACTGTTAAATTGTCTGCTGACTGCGGTGGCGATCTGCGTGAATTTTCCTCATCGGCAAAAGTGGTCTGCGCAGCGATGGATGCGCTGGTAGACAAGGTGGAAGCATCGCCGGAATACAAAGAGGCGAAAATTCCGATCATCGGCTGCGCAAGCAGCAATGCTGTCGTGACGAAAACGCCAGGGGGGACCACAACTAACTACGCCCCTGTTTTTGAAATCACCGGCTGGATCACCCGAGATCAATTCGGAACCC